GGATGGATCAAACTTAACGCTTCCCTCCTCTCCTCGATAAAATGCCATGGTCAGAGTTCCTCGATGAATTCAAAGGTCACACGGACCTGAGTTTGAAAGAAACCCTCGGGAGAAGCCGAAGCCAAAACCTCTGGGCCAACTGGAGCGTCGAAGTAAACCCCCGACACGTTGACTCGATTATACAGATCGCGCACACGCTTGGCGATAGTGAGATTGGCACCAGAACCAACGCCCTTGGCAGAAAAGACATTCATCAGCAACAGACCCACAATCCGATTGTCAGAGTCCGTCGTACCACCTTGGCTCAGATATTCCCCAGCGCCAAAGCTGACAAGGCATTGCACGAACGAAGTGCCAGGTGTCGGCTCATACGCCATGTTGTGAAAAACAACCGGCACAGCCGGGCTGCTCGCTAGCTCTGTCGCAAGCCGCCCTTCAATCGTTGCTCTGATTGCGTTCAGATCTGCTGCTGCCATTAGCCTCGCCTCACAATTTTTTGGTACTCCTGTTGAGCCCAACTCTCAAGCTCTTTGCCAATAAGGTCAGGGAATCCAGGGACCGTTGCTTGTGTTGTTCGATATTCACCGCCCCAAGAAGGCGGGAGAGCTGTACCAAAACAAACCGGCTCAGCGTATTCCACATTGTTAAATACTTCGCCCGATAGCCCAGAAATACTATGTTGCCAACCATTTCTTAGCCTGTTAGTGTCTACAGGTGTTCGCACCTTAACTCTTGCCTCCCACTCCAAAGTTGTAGCTCTTACAAGTTGCTCAACCTGATCATTCATAAACTTGCCAATCTGTTCAATTTTTATCTGTCTTGCCATAATTAAACCCTCAGAATCAGTTCGTAAGTGATCGCCGTGTTGTCCTGCTCTGTTGTTTCAACACGAACAATCTGATGAACAACAGTGCTGATCACAACGCGGTCTTTCGTCTCTGGAGCACTTGGCAGATCATCAGCTGCCACGGTCAGACGCTTGTCGCCTGCCTGAATCAGCTCATTCACTTCACGAACATTTACATCCTCAAGCACACCCTTGGTCTCAGTGTCGCTCGTACTCTCCGTCACAGTGCCAGCTGTCGCGTCGTAAGCTCCCGCAGAAACGTAACGAACTGTCACATCTCCGCCGAACTTGCTGACCACCTTTTTGGCCGTCTTGACTAGCGAGGTGGCAAGTGACATCAGACTTCGTACGCAACGATTGTTCCGCTTGTCAGCGTGATGCTCGTAATCTCAAGGCCCTCGATACAGGCAGAGGTGTCGAACTCAATGCCCTCGATTGTTGAGGATCCATTTTCAGTGATGGCAGCAGACGTCATCGATGCAATCACCGAATCCTCAAGCGCCATGATTTTTACAAAACGACCAGTCTGAGCCGCCGTGTTCGTAATGATGGTTGCCTTAGTCGGCTGGTAGCCATAGCCCATGGTCAGCTCCTGCGGATTGCGATGTTGCCCGGCCCACTGATTCTAAGGCTTGTCAAGTACCTTTCAAACATTGGCGGGACACGATCAGCGCCAATCGCACCGGACTTGTCAGGCGTGACACTGATGCTTCCAACTTGCACGCTCTTGAAATCCTCAAGACCACCCAAGCTAATGCCGTCTACATTGTTTTTTAGATAGACCGCTAGCTCAATCTGAGCACGTTTAATCTGATCCGGGATTTCTGTATCGGTAAAGTAATCCTCAGAAATACGAAACGGAAACCCGGTCGCGTAAGTATTGACGTAGGTGTCTGGCTTCCTTACACCTGTGCGGGGCCATTGCATTGATTGCGTATCAGTTGCCTTTGCACCTAAAAATCTTTCCCGATCAAGACGTTGCGCGGCTGCTGCTAACGCTCGATTGCGTGTGTCATCAGTGCCCGTTGTCCACTTAGAAACATCGGTGCTGGAAATCATGGCCTCCACAAACGTGTTGGCTTCAGTCAGCGTGATGTAGCTGTTGGCGCTTGCGCCTCCCGCTGTTGCGTCGATTGATACTGCCATCGGCCTTCACGGTAGAAATCTTAGTGTCCGGCTCTATAGAAACAGAGGCCACCGCTTTCGCAGCAGCCTCACGTTCCTTCATTCGCCGGAAAGCGAAGAGACCCATCAGGAGCTAGCGCCCTTCAGAGCTACGAAGTTCAGGACGATAGCTTCGCCCAAGTTGCCAGCAGACACGTTGCTGATTGTGATCGCAAAGGATCCAGCAGCGATGGTGTTGGCCTGCACCAGATAGCTGCCAGCAGTACCGCCGGAAGCATGGTTGACAATCACAACATCAGTAGCTGCGATCGTGCTGTTGGTGACAGCGAATGAAACCTCAACACCTGCGTTCAGTGTTGCGTCATCACAAGTGATCACGCCTGTCGCAGTGTTCAGGGTAACGCCGGTTGCTTTCGACGTTGCTTGTGTCACAGATCCGCCCGCAGTTGGGCCAATCAAAGTGCCAGCTGTTGCCTCAAAAATGGATGCCATGGTTAGTTACCTCCGTCAATCAAGGTTAGAAGTGGTGGTAACCCGAACGATCCCAATGTTGTTGGTCTCGTAAACCTTGGTCCAGTTGCCCACAGTTTCAAGCTGTGCCCGAGTTGGGTTAGAAACAGAAGTGGAGAACTTGGAGCCGATCGGGTGATACACATAGTGTAGGTCGATCGACATTGCATCACTCTTGGCGAGAATGTCGCGATCAGTCTCAGTCTGCAAACCGAGTTGCTCACCAGAACCGACAGCACCCTGAGTGAACAGATAGCTGGCATATTCGGTTGAAGAACCAGATCCAGCAGTCTGCACATCAGCAGAGACAATCACACGCAGACCCATGAAGGTCGGAACCTGCACGCTGCCAAAAGCAGGAGCAGTAGAACCGGAATCAGCGGAAGTGTCAGGAGCACCTGTGTTGTCGTAGATGAAATCAATCGCACGACGCTCCATCAGGTCATAATAGACCTTGGGGGCCATGCAGATCGCAGTGAGCTTTTCGCCTTGATCACCTAGCAGTGACTTGGCTTCAACAATCTGACGAGGGCCAAGAATTGTTGGGGTGTCGCCAGTTGTGCCGTCTACAGCCAGACCGGCATAAGCAGCGGAGCTGGTGTCACCAACAGCACCGAACACACCAGCCAAGCAGGACAGAAGATCCTTCTGGCGCTGGTTAGCGATGTAATCGGCAATCTTGGAACCGATGGCAGCCATCGGATCAGAACCTGCAGCAAGTGCAGCCAGATCGCGAGACTCGAAAGCACGACCACGATGCAGAACGACGCCAACTTGCTTGTCAGCTTCGATCTTGCCAGGGGTCAGAGAAGAGCTATCCGTCAGACGCTCAAAATCGCCTGACAGATTGGCCTTGTAGAAAGGCACTTGAACAAAGTCACCACCATCCTCAGAAGCATTCAGCTCCGCCATAGGCTGCACCACACCGCTAGCCAAGAAGGCATCACGCTGAGTTGTCTGCTCAATGACGTAGGGGGTAAATACCTCAGGGATGATGATGTCAGAGCGAAGAGTCGCCATGACAGATCCTCAAAAAATGGTGTTTACGGTATGGGCACAGCCCTTACGGCGCAGCACAGCCTTGCCTATGTTTCACATACTAACGCTTTGCGGCAGTTTTCAACCTTTCGTACAGATCCCGATCAGTGCGGAACAGCCTAGATTGCTCTGTCAGGTTGAAGCTGTCAGGCATGAACGGATTTACTGTCCCTGCCGGAATGTCTCCAGAAGATCGCGTTCCTGATGGAGCACCGCTGCCTTGCGGCTTTGGAGCTTTTTGCATCCATGCAGGCAGAGCCTTTGCCCATTCGGTAACCGGCGTCCGCTTGTAGCCATCAACAACCACAACAGTGCCGTCAGTTTCGCGCTCAATCTGTTGGCTAGACAGCTTGGTTTTCAAGATCAGATCAGGATCATGCACCACATCAGCCAATGCCGTGACAGCTGGTGTAATCAGTTCAAGCTCTCTGACTCTGGTCTCTAGGTCGGCAATGCGCTGGTCCTTTTCCGCCGTCGCCTCACGGAACTGCTGCTCCAAAGCCTGTCGGGCTTCGCTGTACTTGCCTTGTTTTTCCAGATCTGCTTGCTCTGCCTTAGCTTTGAAGTCCAGTAACTCCTGAACATCAACACCATCAGGGACTGCCTTCGCTTGTTGTTTTGCTTTCTTGTATTCATCTAGCAACTCGGCATTCTTTCGCCGCATTGCATCAAGCTCAGCAATTAGCTGTGAATTGTTGTCGGCTTGCTCCACAGGAGCGGTTTGATCTTCAGACATAAATTAGCCACAGGCTAAATTGCATCTAAAGTTTATCAGCCTTACTTGGTTTTGTCGGCCCAAAATGCTGAGCTTACTTTTTCTTGGCTTTTTTGGCAGGACTCAGTTCTGAACGTTTTTTCAAAACAGTGTTGTTAGTCACGTCTGATTTGATCCGCACAATCGGATCATCAGCAGAGCCAACCCTAGTGACAGTCCCACCATTCTTGGTTTTTATTGATACGCGATTGGACTTGGCAACGCTCTGAACCACTCCTGTAGTCCTAGCTCCGTCATACATCCAACTGACGCGAGAACCCTTCTTCATTTTTTCTTGCCTCCCTTCTTCCGCTTACCTGCAGGTTTCTGAGGCTTCTTGGGCCCGCTGTAACTAGGCATCAGGCAGCTCCCTTGTTCCCTTCTGTTTTAGCAGCTTTCTGCTTTGCTGTGGTCTTCGGCTTGGCCTTGGGCTGCTGGCCTTCGACTGTGAACTGAAATTTACTGTGCAGCTTTGCCATTGGGATTTCACGGGTTGACACTTTTAATCTACGCTCTCTTGGCTTTGTCAACAAATTTGATGCCGGTATCGGCCAGCAAGGTCTCAAGGAACCCATCATCGCCAGGCTTCAAGCCCTTGGGATAATCCTTAGGATCAGCTTTACCAATTGCTGGCGGCGTCCTGAATCGCTCGTCGTGTGGTGTGGTCATAGCTGCTCCAAATCAACAATCCAGCTAAAACGACCATCTTTGGTGGCCCCCTTGCTGATTTCTTCCTTGGTGACGCCTTTAAGCTTATACCCAACTCCTTTCGGCATCAAGACCTCTTGCTCATTCTCAAATTCAGACAAGGCGCTCACGTCAACACCGCGCTTGTTCTTCGTGCGGAAGATGACACGCTGACCACTTCCCCTGCCAAATTCGAGTTTGGCGTCAGAAGTCCAGCTTTCCATAGCTAACGTTTCCTTTCCTGTCTTAAGGCCAGCCAAGATTTCTTCCAAGGCATCCTGCTCTACAACCACAGAACGGTAGACCTCTCCTTTGTACTTAGGCGCACGCTTGAGGAAAGCCTCAATGTCGGCTGCGTCGTCTGCCAACAAGTTGTTTTTTTTGTGTATGTTGACTTGAGCTTGCTCATACGCAGAAAGTTTTTTACCTGCCTTCTGTGCTTGGCGGAACTGCTCCGCTCGCATCTCTCTGTAGCTTTCGCCCGTATAACTTTTAAGGGCCTCTCTAGGCGGCTTTGATTTAGCAAGAGCCGGAGCCAAGTCTAAGGTGTCGCCATCTGAAGCCAAAAATTTCTTGAATTGCTCTGCTTTAGCTTTTTGCTGCGCCGCATATTGAGGACTTTTGAGCTTAAGGGCTTCCAATTCAGCCTTGGTTTCCTTGGCTTTCTTGCCAATGGCAACAACATCTTTCTTGTTGGAAGCACTGAGAAGCTCCACATTTAACTTCTTAAATTCTGCTTCCTTTGCAGAAATCTGAGCATCAAGATTTACCGGCACTGCCTTAGGCTTCGGCGCTGGCTTTGGTTTTGGCTTGGGCTTTGGCTTGGGTTTTGGGGCCGCTGCTTTCTTGCCTTTTGTGATTTTGTCCGGGTCGCCGTAACGCGAACGCAGCTGCTGCAGGCTTACCTCTGAGCCGTCCTCACGCATAAACCGCTGCATTGCTCCATCGGGCCCGTAGCGATCTGCTAATCGGTTGAAATATCTTGCTTTTTGCTTACCGCCTTCTGATACTTTGCCACCGTTAAGCATCCGCACCTGAGCGTCACTAGGCTCAAATCTCGACTTGCGTCCACTCTTAGTGCCTGCTCGTAAATCATGAATGTGCTGTGCCGCGCTTACATTTACGGGAACACGCCCTCCATCAGGCTTCTTAGAATTTGGTTTTGATTCAGTTGTTGGCCTATATCCTTGCGTGTTTGGCGGGGGGCTAAACCCTAAGCCTTCATAATCTATAACCGGAACAGTTGTTGACCGACAGTTAAAGTGTGGCGGGCTAGCAGGCGTTGGCCCTTTGCCGTACTCATAAACGGTTTGATCTAAATTACGACAGATAGGAGACGTGCGACTGTCTAGCGTTGCTACCCATCGATATTTTTTTGTGACGTCAGAATTTGATTCGTAAACCTTGTAACTTGCAGCGTTCGCTGTAGCGTTAACACTTGTTCGGACCAGCGTCCTCACTTGGTGCTTGGCTAGTTTCCACGCATTACCACTTTGGGCTAAAGCGACTTGTCTAGGCGTCAAAGCTTTGGTTGAAAACCCTAACTCTCCATACAAAGACCGGGCGATTGAAGTTGTACTTTCGCCCGTCAGCAGGCCATCCAACACCGCACGAGAAAACAACTCGCCTTGTCGCTCTGCTAAACCACGAAACGCCTTCTCTATACTTGTTCCGTTAGGCATACGAATGATCGCGCCCTGCCTTGCTGTTAGTTTCATTATTGCGCCAGGCCCTTTAACAGCCTCCTCAATGTTTTGCCGCAACAAATTTGTTCCGACATTTAACGGATCGGCCTTGACCACTGACTCAGCAAAAGCTTCTGTAACCTCAACCGTTCTAACTGATGTTTTTATGTTGGCAGGAACAGCGCGCTTTAACTCAGCTTCAGCAAACGATACCTCTACATCAGCCAACCCATCTAACTGACCAATTAACTCTTTAACGCTCAATTTAGACCAAGCTCGCATTGAATCTAAATTTTGCTTCATCAAAGCCCGCATCCTTGCAGCCTTGAACTGCGGCTTTTTGCTGCTTGGCATTTTGTCAATTCGCTCAAGCTCTTTCACAGCTTTGACAATCTGTCTTCTGTAAGATTCTAGTAATTTATTTGCGACACTATTGCTAAACCTGTTTAGATCTAACGCTTTGCGATAGTACGACGTCGGGATGCCAGCAACTCCGCCGTCTTTGATCGATTTTTTAAGAAGCCTTTGCTGCGTTGTTAGTGCCGCTGTCATGATTCATCATTCTCCTCCGCTGCTGCTTCAGGCATCGTAGTTTCGTCTTCTGGTTCAGGTTCAGGTGTTGGCTCAGGCTGATTCATTTCAATCAAACCACCAGTTTGCGTCG